CCTCAGACAAGGAGTTTGAAGGTATCGGTGGTTTTCAGCGCAACTCAGCACAAGAGCTTCTAGAGTGGGAGTTCACTATTGTTGATGTTGTTGAGTTTGACTCAGCACTTGAACGCCGCATCTTTGCTTTTGAGACTAACCATATCTTTGCGCCACGTGTTGGTAACACAAAGATTGATATCATATATGGTGTCAAAGAAGCAATCAAGGCTGATCCTTTTGAACTTGATCAGACAGATGATAATGCAGTGAAGTCTTTTATCAATCGTGCAGCTGCAGACCTTTCTGAATCTGAACGCAATTCTATCTTTAAGACTGTTCGTAAGGAATTTGGTAAGTTTGCCAACTTAAAGCCCCTTGATGGTAGTCTTGCTAACAAACTTGCGAAGAATTTAGGTTTGCAGTTTGCTGGAGTAAAGAACAAGGACGCAGATGGTATCGCATATGTCAAGGAGCATGGTGATTCAAAGACATTGTACTATGATGGTCTGAAGATGTCATTAAAGCATTTCGGTAAGAATGTAACTGTATATGGTTACGTTGCTGATCCTACTCCTAATAAACTTGCTGGTGATCGTGCTGAATGGCTAGAGAAGTTCAACAACTTAGTTGATTTCCATTATCTGGTCGTATCACAGGCATCAGGTGATGATATTGCAACCACTCGTTTGTCTGCATGGTGTCCATTTGTATTTGGTGGATTTCTACCACAGGATATCACTCCAATTGGATCAGATAACACTCCAAAGGAAGCAGGTCTTGTTGACGAAAATGGTCGTGCATTTAATGTCGTTGATTTGAAGAAGGTTGCATGATAATAATGATAGGTGGAGTTCCCTGTTCGGGGAAATCCTCTTTAACAAGAAACATTCTTAGTGAATTGGGTTCGGGCGAAATGCTCGAGCCCATGAAGCTATTTCCATGTGAGAAACGTGGATATGTTCTTATTATTGGTCGTTATCCAGAGGGTGAGACTTTCGGTGGCACTGATCGTATATCATATGGTGCCATCTCTAAGTTTCGTGATTTTATAGACCAAGAGGCACCCAAACATAAACACATATTCCTAGAGGGTGATCGTTTCTTTAGGGCAAAAGATATTGAGTGGTTACTTGACAATCATGAAGCAAAGGTGTATATTCTCACTGTCAGCCTAGAAGAAGAAAAACGCAGGCACACAGAAAGACAGGATAGCCAAACTGAGAAGTGGTTACAGGGGCGTAGGAGTCAGATAAGTAATATACAAACGAATTTTGAATTGATGGGTAGAATTGAAATCCAACAAAATGACAGTATAGAAGCTAGCAAAAATATACAGAAAGAAATTTTAAAATGGATAATTTGATTAGAATGTATGATAATGTCGTTGATGATGATTACTGCGACTATCTTGTAAAACGATTTGAAAATTCTCCAGATCAGTGGGATGTGCAGTCTTCTAGTTCATATGATTTCACACAGATTGATATGGGCAAACATCAGAAGTCTTGGCAAAAAGAATTTGGTGAATTACTCAATCACCTCTTTGGCTGTGTTAGGAAATACAAAGAAGACGTTAATCCTATGTGGCCTGATAAACATGGGTTTGAGTCTCCTAGAATTAAACGTTATCTTCCTAATGGAACTGATGAGTTTAGACGGCACGTTGATGTAAATTCATATGATCATGCAAAGAGATTTTTGGTATTCTTTCTATATCTAGTGGATGTGAAAGAAGGTGGTGAAACGGTAGTTATGCCAAAAGGATGTGAACCAGTTGTATCGCCTTGTAAAAAAGGTTCCTTGATTGCATTCCCCCCAATGTGGACTCACCCACATATGGGTAAGGCTCCTATTGCTGTCCCAAAATACATAGTCGGTTCATACCTTCATTATGCGTAAAAAACTACTTGCATCTGGTTGTAGTTTCACAGATAATTGGTGGACGGAGAAACATGATATTCCTGTCTGGCCAGAGAATCTTGCTGAAAATCTTGAGATGCCTTGTATAAATTTAGGCAAACGTGGGTTGGGAAATGATTACATACTAAACTCTGTTGTAGACAAGCTTATTACTCATAGAGATCAGATTGGTTTGGTTGTTGTTATGTGGTCAAACTTCACTAGAATTGATTTTGAAGTTGAAGAGGATGCAGATATATATTCTGGATTACCGTGGACTTCTGTTATGAATTCCTCAAAAACACCACAGGAAAATGTGAGAGCTCCTCTATCTTCGTTCATGAAAGATAACAATATCAATGGAACGATGATATACAGAAAACCCTTTGAAATTAAACATTTGGTGAAAAAGTCACTAAGAACGTTCTATGTGTTTCAAGAACTGATGTTGAGTATGAAGATGCCATATATTCAGTTGGTAGGAACACAGCCCCTTCCCCCTTCGATATACACCGCCGCATCAGGATTTTTGATTAATAGTCCATATATGGATAAGATTGATAAGTCAAAATTCTTGGGCTTTCCAATATTCAAACCCATTGGTGGTTGGTGCGTTGACGATATTTTAGATAATTTTGATAATGTTAGGATTAGTGAAAAAGATTATCACCCAAATCGCCGAGGACATGAGATAATTACCGAAAAGTTGTTGACAACAATCTATAGAAACTCTGTTGAGTAATAATATTGAAAAAAGGTGTTGACAAATAGATATTACTATGTTATACTCTGTTATAATACGAATTTAAGTGACGGGAACCTATTCCTATATCGACACTTAATGAGTTTGGTAGTTCTCTTTATAGGACTAAAAACTACCACTTCAAAAGTTGAAATGCTTTCAACTTATTTTGTAATGTTAAGGAAACATTTAAATGACTAAGACTACCCAGACCGCTAAGGTCGCCGCCGCACTCGTTAATGGTGCAGAATTAACCGCTAAACAGATTTCGTCACGTTATGGTGTCAAGAATGTTCGTGCAGTTATCAGCCAACTTCGCACAGAAGGATTTGCAATTTATCTGAACAATCGTGTATCGTCTTTTGATGGAGAGACATACCGTAAGTATATGCTCGGTACGCCTACTAAGGCAGTTGTTGCAGCTGGATATGCGGCACTACGCACAGCGTAAGGTCTAACGGGTGATGCCGTAATGCATCCGTGGGGGGTCATGGTTAACCCCCCAACTTTTTAATCGTTATGGAAGAATATTATGCCGTTAAATACATCCAAAACATTTTCCCTAAAAATAGAACAAATAGTTCTCGAAAAAGATATATCTCATTTAGATGCTGTATTGTGGTATTGTGAGAAAGAAGGTCTAGAGCCAGATTCGTTAAGACCCTTGATCTCAAAAGCTCTAAAAGAAAAGATAGAAGCAAACGCTAGAGAGTTAAACTTTCTGCCAAAATGTGCTCAATTGCCTCTATAGGTACTTGACATATCCAATGAACTGTAGTAATATGGTTTATGTTCAACTGTCAGGACTGATGACAGCAACTTTTGTAATGGAGACTTCAAATGGAAGTAACAGTGCATTTGAACGGCGACCCCGCCGTTCGTGAAGAAGGTTTTTTCGCCTCGCAGGTAAGTGATCTTCTTAATCGTATTCGTGGTTTAGAATTCGATAATTCAGAATTGACGAAAGATAATTCTGAATTGAGGGAACGAGTTAAGAAGCTCGCCTCACGTCAACCTAGTTGGCCAAAGGGATATCGCCCACATAACAGGCGGTAATTGATGTGTGCCGGTGTAGCTCAACGGTAGAGCAATTGCTTTGTAAGCAATAGGTTGTGAGTTCGATTCTTACCACCGGCACCATTTTTAAATGGAGTACTCATGTTTAAAAAAATGAAGAATTGGTTAGACAAATATACGGAAAGCAAATCTGCTGCTGTTCCAAAATACCTAACTGGCAAAGAGTCTGGAGCAGAGTTGAATAATATGAGAAGAGAAAAACAAGCAAAACATGAGGATTTATTGAAGTAATGAATGTACGTTTAATTTCACATTCAACACCAGATAATATTATTGGTGTAGACGATGCACAAGACCTTATCGCATATTGTGCTAGGGTATCAAACCCAGACAATCAGAACAATAAAGAAACTAGCCAAAAACTTATAAAATATCTTATCAAAAACAAACACTGGTCTCCACTAGAGATGGTCAATGCGTGTATAGAGATTGAGACTACAAGAGACATTGCACGGCAGATACTACGCCATCGTTCATTCTCGTTTCAAGAGTTCAGTCAACGATATGCAGACCCAACAAAAGACTTAGATTTTGTGACTAGAGAAGCAAGATTACAAGATGATAAGAATCGTCAAAACAGTGTTGAACTTGATATCGAAAGTGACTTGCACTATGCGTGGCAAGCAAAACAAGAATCACTTATTGATGTTGCAAAAGAAACTTATCAGTGGGCAATTAATAATGGTATTGCAAAAGAACAAGCTCGTGCAGTGCTACCAGAAGGACTCACTGTATCTCGCATGTACATGAACGGCACACTACGTTCATGGGTACACTATATAGAACTAAGGAGTGCTAATGGCACACAAAAAGAACATATGGAAGTGGCAAAAGCTTGTGCAGTAGAGATTGCAAAAATACTTCCTTTGATCGGAGAGTTACATAATGACTGAAATTCCTGTTTTTCCAGCCGGTGTATTAAAGATATATCAAAATTCAAACCCACCAGAAGTTCCTTCTATGGATGAATTTGAGTTCAACCAGCAAGCAATTGCAAATCCAGATACAACACAGTTCAAAGATACCCCAAACATTATTGATCATGAGGGCCTGTCTGATCTTAAAGATTGGTTCTATGAATGCGCCAAGGATTATCTTGATAATGTGATGACACTGGATTATCGTGATTTTTGGATTCATGAGAGTTGGTTAAACAGTGCTGAGCCAGGAAGTCAACAAAGTATGCATAATCATGGTAATTCTCTTATCAGTGGTGTGTATTATGTCCAGTCTAGTCCACAGCACCCGCCTCTGGTGTTTGAGAAGATGCCTGCGAACAGTGATCCATTTTTCTCACTAAGAAAACACTACAGTAAGGCTAATTCAAATTTCACAAACAAGATTGGTATGCCTTGCACTCAAGGTTCATTGATCATGTTCAACTCGTATTTGTTTCATGGATTCTCACAGAATACTACAGATCAATCTAGGATCAGTCTTGCGTTTAATGTTCTTGCAAATCTTTCTGAACGTGACGCATACAAATTAGACTTTGTTAAGAATGAACGTTGGTTGGATGATGCATCTGTGAGTTATACAGTCAGTACTGACGGAGCGTCGGGAAAGATTGACAGAAGGATGAGCAAGTGAAAGCTGTTGTCATAGGAAACGGTGAGTCTCGGTCTTGGTATAACCCAAATACTAAATGGGTTGATATCAAGACATGGGGATGCAATGCCGTTTACCGTGACGCAGCACCAGACAACCTTGTTGCTATGGACTACGGAATGCAACAAGAGATATATGATTCGGGTTATAAGGGTAAATGTTATTTCTCAAACTGGAGTGTTGTTCCAGCAGAAGTTGCTGACATGATGCTTATGGGATTTGATATACCAGATAACTTTATTCATAGGAGTAAGAACAAAACTGATCAGTGTGTCATAGCTGGTAAAGACCCTGCTACTCTACATGAAAAAGTTGAGTCTGCCATGCAACAATTTCCTCACCTTGATATGGATGATCTTAAACTCAAGATGGAAAAAGATATTGGAATCTGGATTACCTATGTAAATGAGAATGACAACATAGTGGATGTTGGTAATCCTAATCTATCAACAGGCAATATGGCTTTACTGTGTGCATGTCATGAACAGGATGCAGAAGAGATTTATATGTTAGGATTTGATTTGAGTACATACGATGAGACAATCAATAACATATACAAAGGAACAGACAACTATTTGCCTGCCTCTGCTAAGGGAATAAATCCTGTCAATTGGATAAACCAAATGAGTGAACTTTTTGACAAGTATAAGGATAGAAACTTTTATTGGGTAGATTGCAAAGTAGAAGGTACTAACAATTGGCATGGTTCAACAGTACAAGACTACCATCTCAATGTAAAACGCTTGTCAAAAGAAGAGTTCTGTAAAGAGCTCTTATTGAACGATTATACATAAGGAGAAAATTATGCCAGTAAGACCAGAAATCTCACTAAAAAGTGGTAAGAATAAAGGACTTAAAAAGTCACAAGTAGAGGCTCACGGTAGAACTGCTGATGTTTGGAAACTAGCAGAGAAGGGTGACTACTATAAATCTGAAGCCTATAAATCTTTAGTAGATGCTCAGAAACAATCGAATATGCCTAGAGAGGGCAAATTTCCAGATGGATACGATAAAGATGGATTCAAAGATGGAGTTCATATTTCCGGCCTTCCACTGGAAAAATAAATACAAAAGGGTATTGACTAATATATCCTATTGTGTTACTATTATAAAATCGACATACGATAACATACGCAAACATAAGGAGACATACGAATGTCATTTGCTACAATGAAGAAACAGAACAGTCTTGATTCGCTGCTGGGTGCTGCCCAGAAAGAATCTGCCCCGCAAGAGAAGAAGTCTTACGTTGATGAACGCCTTTGGAAACCTACGATGGATAAGTCCGGTAATGGATATGCTGTCCTTCGTTTCCTTCCAGCATGTGAAGGTGAAGACCTTCCTTGGGCTAAGGTGTGGAACCATGCTTTCCAAGGGCCTACTGGTCAGTGGTTTATCGAGAACTCCCTTACCACCCTTGGTAACAACGATCCTGTGTCAGAGTATAATTCTAAACTCTGGAATTCTGGTGTAGAATCGGATAAGGAAATTGCTCGTAAACAGAAGCGTAAGTTGCAATACTTCGCTAACATTTATGTGGTCAGTGATTCGTCCAATCCTCAGAACGAGGGTAAAGTCTTCCTTTACCGTTTTGGTAAGAAGATTTTTGATAAGGTGATGGAAGCAATGCAGCCTGCCTTTGAGGACGAAACTCCTATTAATCCGTTTGATTTTTGGGGTGGTGCGAACTTCAAGTTGAAGCTTCGCAAAGTTGATGGTTACTGGAACTATGATAAGTCTGAATTTGAAGGCGTCTCGTCTTTGTCTGATGATGATTCTGTTCTGGAAGGCATCTATAAGAGTCAGTATCCTCTTAATGAGTTTACTGCTGCATCCAACTTCAAGTCCTATGATGAGTTGAAGACTCGTTTGGACATGGTTCTTTCCGGCACAGTTGCTGC